CCGGCTCGAAGGCTTCATAAAGAGAAGCGGCACTGTGGGTATTCAAATTGTCCATCACCAAGCGAACCTTTATGGCCTGCGGGTAGCGCTCATCGAGCATGCCTTTGACGAACATGGCCCAGTCTTTACGCGTACGCTGTTCGGTGATCTCGACGTGGCGGCGACCGCGCAACGGTTCGACTTCCAGAAAAATATCCGCCACGCCATTGCGCACATACTCGTGGTCGATGATTTGACCGCACCCCGGAGCCAGAGGCAGCGGGGCGTGTACCTCGCCCACCAACTGCTTGTTGGATTCGTCCATGCAGACCAGCGGAAATTGCGGGTCGTAGGGCGCATGATACACGTCCAGCACATCTTCCATGCACACAACAAAGGCGGCGCAGCCATCGGGCGGGATCTTCCAGTATTTGCTCAAGTGAGGCTTAAGTTCGTTTTTTTTAGTGCACGATGGACGCTCATGGTGGAAACTTTCGGCGCGATCTTCAACTCCACTATCTTTTCAGCCAGCAGGCGCACCGTCCACCGGGCTCGACCGTCGGGTGCTGGCGAGCACGCAAGGGCAGTCAAGCGAGCGTCAAAGGCACCGTCGAAGCAAAGCCTGGCTGGCCTGGCGCGGGGTTTGCGCTGCAACGCGGCTTCGAACCCCTCTTCTACAAATCGTTCTTTGAGATGTTCGATCGTGCGCGGGGTAACGCCCAATGCTTCGGCCACGTCGGCAACCTTCCAGGGACTGCCGAGCGGTCCGGCATCGCACAGCAGCAATGCGCGGGCATGAATAAAAGTGTGAGCCGCTGTCTTGCCCGAGCGCGCCAGTTCTTCCAGTCGGCCGCGCTCATCCTCGCTGAGTGTAACGCGATAACGGGGTGTCATGCCCTATCGTTTACCAAAAAACGCCGGGCGTCAATATGCGAAATACAAGATGTTACGTGGTACTAGGTCAAAATGGAACTCGCTATCGAGCTGTGCATAGAGGGCGCGCGGGGTTGGCCAATCCACAGACTGAGAACTGAAGGCTGCCTTTTGTCCTTTCATTCTTCCTCATCCTCAACCGCGGCGCGCGATTGGCGAACCGCATCAATGGACGCCAGATTGCCAAGGGTGGCCCGAACGCCGCGGTCGATCACGGCGTAGATTTTGGCGCGGTCCGCGAGGCCGATGAGTTGCGGCGCAAGGCTGGACGGCAAGGCTAAGATTAAGGTTTGAATGGACTTATTGGCGGAGGCGAGGACGCGCTCCACATCTGAGATAGCGGCAACCTCGCCGCGCTCACGGGCAAGCTGCAACTCTTTCAGATCGGCCTCGGCGCGGGTTTTCCGGGCGAGGGCGGCATTCATGGTTTCAAGCGGCTCCGCATCTGGATTGGAGGGCTTGCGATTTCCGCCATTTCCGCCGTTTTCGGCAATCCGAAAGGCTACATACCAGCGGAGGGTTTCCGGCCAATCGAGGGTGCGGCCGCGCGGATCGCTATTTGCCGGTAAACCTTTATCTTTGATCCAGTTGCGGACTTGCCGGTCTGTAACTCCAAGCAACTCCGCAACGTCAGCAACCGTGAGCGCGGAGTAGCTTTTCGGGTTTTCAGCTTTCGGCATAAGGGCGGAAACGGAAATCACGGTTTTTGACTCTGGCGCTAGAAGACACCGGAGCTGGCGCGTCACCCCCAACCGAGCCCCACCAAGGAAGGACCCGCGAGCCGGTACGGCACTGACGCCCGTCTTTTGAACAGTCACAAGCTAGTTATTATCAATGGGTTATCCGATAAACCTCCAAGAGTGGCGGCTGGCCCGTTTGGGAGCATTTGTATAAGAGCGAGGCCCGCAAGCCAAGCTCACAACGCAGCCGCCCTCTATCTCTGTTGTGCTACGAAGCGTCTGATCCGCGCTAATTTTGCGGGTATTCCTCGCGGTACTCTTCGATTTCATCTGAGTGGTAGCCGTCTGATTCCATGCGCCGCCCCATAGATTCCGCCAGATTGCGTAATCGAATCAATTCGTTGCAGACACAAGTAATAGCCCCGCCGCAAAGTATTCCAGTCGAACGTATCTCTTTTGCTGTCAGCTTTGTACGGTTTGGTCTGTAATCGTCATCGATTTGTATCATCACTTTCCTTTCAGTTCATCCAGCCAACGCAACCGCCCTCTATCTCTGTCTTACCTGTGTGGTCAGAAACCGCGCTAATTATGCGGGTGATAGATCAGATCGTGCGGATGACAGGGTATATTTGACTCGATTCCGTCAAAGCGCACATATACGCTGTTGTCATCCTTTATCGCGTTGACAATATGGACAATCACACCATCACGAGCTGCGCAGCCGATCTTGTTGAGAGTCACACGACTCCCAACTTTGGCGGCCATATCGACTGTTGACCTCATATCGCAATCCATCATTTTCCTTTCAGTTCATCCAGCCAATCGGCCCACGCTTGCAGCATCTCGGCGCGTTGCTTGGCATATTGGGCGCGGTTGTACACACCGCGCACGCCCTTGAGTTTGTGGTTGAGCGACTTCTCAATCACGTCCGTGTTGTACTCTTGCTCACTCAGATTGGTGGCCGCGGTGCGCCGCAAATCATGCACTGTAAAGTGTTCTATCTTCACGTGGATACGGCTCAGCGCACGGTTGAGTGTGCTGGCTGCAATCGGTGTGTGATCCGCCTGGCGCATGGGAAACACAACGCTTGCATGTGGATGCCGTTCGCGCTGTGCTCTCAGCAACTCTAATGCCTGCTGGCTCAGTGGAATTACGAGCGGCGTGTCCGTCTTGCTGTGCGCCTTCGGTAAAGCCCACTCAGCCTTGTCCAGATCGAACTCATCCCAGCGCGCGCGCCGTGCCTCGCCTTTGCGGGTCAATGTCAACAGAATGAACCACAAAGCCGATTTCAGATCGGGCCGAATCCGAGCCGTTCCGAGGGCCTTGAGAAACGCCGCAATCTCCGCCGGCTTGAGCGCCCGATTGCGCTCACTCATCTCCGCCACAAACTTCCCCGGGATCGCAGCCAGCGGATTCTTATCCGCCACGCCCCGCACAAGCGCATAGTCCCACAATCTTTTCAGCAAGTTACGAATAGCTAATGCGCTTTGCGGCTTGCCGTCCTCAACGCGCTTGAAGATCAGCTCACGCACGTCGTCTGTGTGGATCGAGCTGATTGCCCGGTTGCCGATCACCGGATACACGTCACGCTCCAGATACCGGCGCATGGGCGCAACATCCCGCCGGCGGCGCTGTACGTGCCCAGTCAAATACTTCTCACCGAACGCTTTAACCGTTTCGCCGCGCTCTTTGGCAAGTTTTTCGGCGCGGCGCTGTTCGGCTGGACTCATCCCCTCCCGAACGCCAGCCATCAGCGCGGAATGCCGTTTCCTGGCGTCCGTAAGGCCGATCTGGGGAAATCGGCCCAGCGTGGCAACGCTATGCGTGCTAGCAAGCCTGTAATGCGCGCGCCAAACCTTCAATCCACTCCTCATCACCTCCAAACCGAGTCCGTGACCATCGAACACGGTATAGCGCCGGTCACGCGGCTCAAGTTTTTGGATTTCGGCAACTTTCAGCGCCACGTTTTGTCCTTTACTTACAAATGTCCATACAAACCGTGATTTCGCGCAAGAAACGGTTTGTTTTCTATGGCCGTCCATTTCTAGGTAGAGAAAATAGCCGCGTGGACCATTTCCGAGAGGCATCAGGAAAATGGGCAGATGGTTCCAAGCATAGAAAAGCCCGACCGAAGCCGGGCTTTGTGTGATTGAAGTGTTGATCACGACGGTGCCTAGTCGGCGATTGCTACTTCCAGAGAAGATTCCGGCACTATAGTCAAGAACTCCCGAGTCTGAATCCTTCGCAGCGCCGACACGAGCATAGTGCGTTCATCGCTGTACTCTCCCGAGTCCAGGACGCGAGACTTTGCTCTAACGCGGACGTAACAGCCTCCGTTGATCGCGTGGATCAGGCCATAATCGGTGTCTGTCATATCAGCTTCCCTGATCACACCCGGCTCGCAGATAAAGTACCGTTCATTGCCTACGAGCCTGTTAATCCGAACGCATGGCTTGTTCTTGTTCGCGAGAAAATCGGATCGACTCGCTTTGCACTCGACGACAATCGACTTATGGGCCTGCCATCCAATCGCGTCCGGATTCTCCATTGCGGTGGTCGATATTTCGGCCAGCACAGCCCCACAATGCTGAGTGCCCGTAAGCCATCGGACAGCCGC